GTATTCCTCTAATTGATATTTCTTCTATACCATTATCATTAGTTTTTATAATGTAAGTTTTTACACCAAACAATGCTTTGTATATTTGTGTGCCAAATGCAGGAATCCAGTTGTTATCAGGTGTGCTTACAAGTAATGGGATTCTGCGGACTAAAAGGTCAACTTCGGTGGGAGCAATGGCTAGACCCTGCAATGTATTATCTTTTAGAGTGTTCAGGTTTTCCTTAACTCCCATAGAAACTATAGCACGAACATCATTACCTTTTACAACAGTTCCTTCAGGTTTTGGGTAATTTCCACTGTTATCTTCAAACATAGCTAACACAGATGGTATGTATCCTAAAGTTTGTGCAAAAACTTGATCTCCACCCATTCTATCTGCTTGTGGAAAAGATATAACCCAACCAACACCGATAGCACCACTATTAATTAATTCAACCTGTATCTCTGCTAATCTTCTTCTAGGTAAAGGATAGCCACCTTCGTTTTCTACATCTTGTTCTGTGATGTTTAAAATTACAAAATTACCTGATGGCTCATATTGTTTGACTAAAGCATCAAAGGTTCTTAACTTTAATATCTCAGTTGGTGTACTTTGAAATATAAGTGGAAGTGATAATAGTATAAGTATAGGTAATAAAAGTCTTTTCATTATTCACTCTGTGTGATGGTAATTACTGAATCTCCACCACCATTAATCTTAACAACATTAGAGACACCATCTTGTATGATGATTAAAGTATAAGCATCATTACCATTTAAGTCTAACCTAACAGAATCATTTACAATTCTTCTTACACTAATAATATCACCTGCAATCAATGTTGTTATTTGTGTATCTTTATCTTGACCAACTCTAGTACCTTTAATATCTATGCCACTACTATCAGCTAATACATCTTCATCTTCACTAATAGCAAGAGAGTCTAATACATTTAACAAATCTTCAAGAAAGTTTGTATCAAGATAGTTTATATCTAGTTCTGTAAACTCTAGTGAGTCATCTTTAAGAAAGTCCTCATCAAGATAGTCTATGTCTAAGTCATTAAAATCTAAAATGTTTTCTTTTGAGTTCTGTGATACTTCTTCTGTAATTGATATTTCTTTTTCAGGTGGTGTGACAATTAACATATTATCAATAATGTCTAATGTTAAATCTAAGATAACTGGTTCACTAGGTTTAGATTCAAATACACTCACTGTAGTTGCTTGATAAGGTTTATTTAATAAAACAGTACCCATAGCAGTAACTACTTCTATTTCTCCACTAGACAAGCCTAGAGCATCAGGTAGTAGTATTATTAATGATCTCCCTAACTCATCAACTGTAGCTGTAAAATCAGTACCCCTTATGGCGATATTTGCTGTAGGTGTCTTTAGCTTTATGTTTTGCTTATCTATTCTATTTAGATTGCCTGTTATAAATCTTGCTGTTCCTAATCCAAATGTCAGAGCCATTTTAGATTTTGATGGGTCAGGGTCATAGATGTATTCATCTATCAAAAGTTGTGAGTGTTCTGTAAGTTTTACAATTGAATCATCTAGAAATGTAATAGCCATTCTGCCATTAGAGGTAATAGCTTCATCATTGCTTTGTATAGCAAATTCTAAGGTAGCATCTAGTGGCTCGTCTCTTACTATTTGTGCTGAACCATTAAGTTCAGAAATGTCTCCAATATCAACAGCTTGTGCTTGTACCTTGGTCGTTTTGGATAACACACACAGTAGAAGTAGCATTACCACCAATTGATATGATTTTAAGCCAGTCATTGTCTTGTGTACTCAGTTGTTGAATATTAAATGTTCTTTGTCCACCTGTATGGTCTAAGTAAAAATATCCACCTGCTGAATCGGTAACACCTGTACCTGTATAATTAACTGTATTATCACTACCATCTATATCCATGTAGTTTGTAGCACCATCAATGTTGATAGTAGAAGTAACTGTATTATTAGAACCTTGTATAATCCAGTCTAAATCTAAAGTAGCTGCTAATGCAGTTGTTCCTTGATTAAGGGTAAATGTATTACCAGTACCTGTAACTTGTACATTTTGATTAGATGAATCAGCACCATGAGTGTTTGATGGGTCTACTTGTATTGTGAAAGTATTAGTATTACCAGTAAATTCGTAGAAGCCTGTGAAACTATCTGCCCATATATCACCTAGAAACTTATTAGTGTTTCCAATCATATTAATATCAATAGTCATTGTAGTTCCGTCAATATCAAAAGCATTTAAATTACCTGCTGTTGAATTAAGTCCACCAATGATGTTTGATATGCCTAGTTGTTCTATATCAAGATTTAAAGTTGTGCCACTTTGGTCTAAATATATTTCGTTGTCAGCCGCGAATGTCGGCAATGCAATCAGCATCACACTCAGGCTCATTAATTTTAGTTTCTTCATGTTTCCAAAAACTCCTATCGTATCCGATATTTATTAGTTCTAAGACTGCACCTTCAATAGCTTTCATCAGAGCAATCGTTGTTGACTCGTTGCGTGAATTTCCTAATTCCACCTCAACAAGTTCAGTACCCATTTCTATGAATCTAAAAACATCTTCTGACTTTCCATAACTAAATATGGTTTTTTGGCTTAACACTTCTATAAGTATCTCACCTGTTGCAACTGATACCATGCGAAGACTAACTGTTATATTGTCTTCTCTGTATTGCATACTTGTACCTATTCCTAGATACCTAGCACCAACTCCACCAGTTGACAAGTTACTATCATAACTTATAACTGCACCTTCTAACAAGACACCTGCAAATAGCAGTGGTGGTACATTGTTGCTTTCACCTTCTTTTGCAAATTGTTCTCTTGCTGACCTTATCAATTGCCTTTCTTTTGTTAGGTTGTCTAAACCTACTCTTTCAACAACTCTAAAGAACTCACCATTACTAGAATGTTTTAATGCTCTAATTAATAAAGTGTAGGGTGCTTGGGTGACAGCAGTAGAAAATAAAGCAAACTCACTATTACTTTTTCTTTGTCCTGTTTGGTCTGTAAATGCTGAAGGATAGACAGCTACTATAGGTTGAACTTCAGGTTTTTTTACATTAGCTAGTTCTTTAGAATGCAGTTCATCAATTCTAACTACATCATGTTCTTTAAATCTTTGTTCGTATGTATCTTCATACTGGTCAAATATAGAACAACTAGAAAGTAAAAGAACCGATAGGAATTGTAATTTCTGTGACTGTGCCATCTGCTTCTGTTATTTTAAGTGTTAAAAAAGAACCATCAGATGAGTATTCTATTGTATTACCCTCTAATGATATAGTTCCACTGCTCTGTGGTGTTTCACCAAATAAATTAGCGATAAGCTGTCTGCTTAATTCTGCATATACCCTGCTCTCAAAATTACGAATAAATCTCTGTACTGTGGAGTTCTCTTTATCCCTTTCTGCTTCTTCAATAGCTGCTTTGATCTCATCTTTAATTACTTTTCTACGATTAAACTCTTGGTTCTCAATAGTCAGATAATGACTAGATGTATTTACACCATTAAAAGATGGTGATTTAAACTTATGTACTATTTGGTCTGCTTTTATATTCTGTACAAATATACCAATAAAAAGAATTGCACCAATCAAAAGAACACCAACTAAAACTTTATAGTTTTCTGCTGCTCTTTTTTCTTTTAGCAAATCAGCTTTACTTGGTCTGCCTACTTTTCTTTTAATCTTTCCTTTGGTCATCTCTATCCGCCTTTGCTAACCTATCGGTGTGCATAAGTTGTGGTACACCTAGTATAGTCTTCAAAAGAGTGTCTTGTCTAATAATCTCATTGTCTACAGAACGAACTCTATCAATTAATGCTACTAATATCCCATGTTGTGAATCTAGTTTTTGACCTAATCTTTGTTCTATTTCAGATATTTGTGCAGATACTTTTTCATCAAGAACATCTACTTTTGTTTCCATACCATCAATAATTTTGTTTATAAGTTTCCAAATAAATAAACCTAAACCAATAGCTGCTGCTATTGGGAAACCAACTTCATTAATTAATTGAACTACAGCATCCATTAGCTTGGCTCACTTGGAAATACAACATCTTTAGGATTATCACCACTGTTATATTGTGATGGTAAATCTCTTAATGTCTGTCTATATGTTGCCCATTCTTGTTTTTTTGATGTAGATAAAGGACTGTCATTGTTTTGTGTCCAGTCTGAACTGAATAGTAATGCATTTCTTTGTTCTTGAATCCATACAACACAGTCTATAGGTGCTTCATATGGTGTAACATTATTGTCAACTACTTTATAACTTCCAGCTTGATAAAATCCCTCAACATAACCATTAACTACATTTTCATCATCATCTAAAAGATAAGGTTGTATATTATCTGTGTTTTGTAAATCAATGCTTCCATGAATTATGCCTGTAGATAATGTGTATAAACTGTAAACCATTTATTTATATAACCTCGTGACTTGTTGAAATGAACCGCCAAAACCTTTTTGTGATTGTGCATTATTTGCATATTTAGCTATATATCCATGTAGCCTAAATTTATAACTATTACCAATTGTTAAATTAACAGTAGCACCTAAACTTAAAGAATATGGTTCACCTCTACGATTTATATAAGTTGAAACAACTATATTTGTTAATCCACCTGATGTTGTATCAAACAAAGTAATCACTAATGCTGTATCCTCGTCACCACTAAAACTACCAACAGGATTTGCTGTAGCAAAAAGCGTATATGTTTGCGTACCAGTCAAACCTGATGGTACTGTGAAATCAATATCAGTTCCGATTGTAGGTAAAATTAAATTACCGCCTGTTACAGCGTATGTATGATAAGGAGAAGACGAACCAAAGGTACTTATAAAAGGAAATGCCAAAGTTCCAAAATCTGTTGCACTTGTATTGCTACCAGTTGATGATGCAATTTTTCCTATAGAATCAGCATTAATATTACTAAAACCATTGAAGCTACCAAGTCTTAAATTTCCACTACCATCAGTGTCTATAGTGACATCATCTATTTGTAGTAAATCTGCATTTAAAGTACCTGTTGATATATTATCTGCATTTAAATTTGTTATGGTTACATTACTAGCATCTATACTACCTGCTGTAATAGTTCCTAAATTAGCTGATATTGCACCTAAATTAGAAACATTGATTTCTGTTGCAGTTATAGAATTAGCAGCCATCTGTGTAGCTGTAATAGTATCTGCTGCAATTTGTGTAGCAGTTATAGTATTAGCTGCAATTTCACTAGCTGTTATTGTATTAGCTGCAATCTTAGCAGCAGTTATTGCATTAGCTGCAATCTTATCTGTAGTAATTGCATCAGCAATAATTTTAATAGCTGTTACTGCATTAGTGGCT